CGGGCCCGATGCCTTTTAAGGACTTGCTCAGGTCCAACCTATTTATGTCATGGAGTAAATTCTCTTAGTTCCGACACATGCGGTTCGACATCCCGGGCAAGTATCCTTGTTGACGGTCCGGGCCCAGCAAGGCTCACATATAACATGACCACAAGGTTCAATAAATAAATCAACAAGACGATCCATACATACAAAACAAGTGAATTTTGCATACCTATCAGCGTTCGTGTCCATCAGAATACTCCGCATCGCCGCCACCTTCCCCGCCGCTTCCCCACATTGTTGAGCCAGGGCCGAGATGCCCTCTTCGGTCTCGTATTTGTCTATGATAGAAGAGATGCTTTCTTTTAAGTCTTGAGAACTTATGTTCTCAATCATCATTTTCATAACATTCAACTCCTCGGACATGGACTTGTGACGGTGGTGCGCCTTTGTTAGTTCGGCCCGCGCCTTGGCAAATTCAGTCTTAAATTTACCAAGTTCAATTTCAAAATTTTTCCATTTTGGGTCGAGTTCATAGGCAATGGGCTGTATAACCTCGGGTTGGAGTATACTCTCAATAATATAAGAGAAATTCATTGCCTTATATTTTTAAGACTTTAACTTTTATCTAGACTATTATTAAATGATTGAACTATTTCTTATTTTCATATTGGCGATGGTCTTGATAATGCAGGGTCTTGAAAATTTCCTCGATCCGACCAAGCGCAAAGTCCCAAGAGAGATGATTCAGGCGACGCTTCTGACCGTGGCCGGTATTTTCCTGGCCGCCTTTTGGGTCAAGGCTGCACAGACTTCCGGAAGCACGGGAAGCAGCCGGTTACCTTATGGACTTCCTGGCGGATACTCTTATTAGATTTTAAATAGTTATATATCTGCTCGAGAGCCGGGTTCTTGGCCATCTCCGAGTTTAGGCTCGATAGAATAATCTTGACATCACCATATATCAAATCAAACTTGTGAACGAGCGTCTCTATAAGGTGAATATCAGATGCAAAATCTTGCGACTGAAGAGTTCCGAGTATATTCTGTATATTCATGCTCCTGACCTCGTCGAGTATATCGGCGATAGAAGCTCCCTCAGGAAGTGCAGCCACTACGGCTTGAACAACGTCGGCCATTTATTTTATACCTATATAATAAATGTCCGGAGTTTTATTTATGATACTTTTCGTAATACTTCTGGGTGGTCTTGGAATTTATGACATGTATACGGGCCTCACGGACAAGAACACGACCGTTGTGGGCCAGCAATATTTCGGTCTTTTATATATAATTGGGGCACTTGCGCTACTCCTTTACAGCGCCTCTACAAAAACCTCCTAGTTCGAGAAGGCCAGACCTCCCATGCCGCTCTGGATTCTAAGGATATTGTAGTTGACCGCGAACATCTTCTGGACAGTGTTGATAGTCGACCCCTTGAGAGTGATCCACGCCTGGGCATTGTCGATGCGCGAAAAATTGCAGGTTCCTGAGGGCTGGTGGCTCTCGGGTTCGAGTGCAAAAGAATAAGTATAAATTCCTGGATATGGAGATCCCGAATGATAGCCCCAAGGTTGAACCTGGTTGAAATATTTACCAGACTGTTCCTTGAAGCGATCCTGACCATTGAAAATGAGCTTGAAAGAGGCCAAAGGGGCGTTTACACTGTTCGAATCGTTGCCCTCCTCGAACCAAGCCCAGCTTCCGTTATCAAAGCGAGGGCACCCAATCTGGTGAGGTAGGCACCATAGGCTCTGCGACCCACCACCAGGGGCACCACAGTTTAGCACAATGTTGCCCATATTATTCGTAAAATTCCACATTGCATTCAAGTTTCCGATGAGATCGCTATTCTGGTAACACCAAACAAGCTCCTTGACCGGGTGGTTGAAAGAGAGCCGGACGGTCTGCTGAGAGTTGGCGGCACCCGACGGCAAGTTCAGAGCGTCGCCGCCAGTGTGCTGAACCTGCTCTATCAGATACTCGTGACCCTTTTGAGCGAAGCGCCGGCGCTCCTCGGTATCCAGGTAGACATACCGGGCCCATACATCAAAGACCGGAGTTCCGTTCCCGAAAAATGTGCTGAAATTTGGAGCAATATCGAAATCGAGCCGAACCTCGTGATACTGCAGGGCGATCAGTGGGAGATAGAGTCCCGGGTTGCGGTTAAAGAAGAAGAGCAGAGGCAAGTAAACGCTCGGAGGATTCAGACCGTCATCGAGGCGCAGACCACAAGAGGTCATTTTACCATAAGTAATCTTCTTGGACTCGGGAAGGAAAACTTCGGCGTGGAGGCGCCACCACGTCTGATAGTGCTTGTCGATTCTCTGGCCACCGATCGTCAACTCCACGTCTGAAATTGCACGCTCGGCAATCCAGCACGTGTCAATCGTGCCGTTGTTCGTTGTAGTTGCGCCAACTAACGGAACCAGGCGAACATACACGTCACCGACAAGGTCTCCGTTACGAGCAATTGTGACGGTCACTCGGCTGTTATTCGAGGCGGAACCATTCACGGACTGCTGAATATCCTCCATTGCAAAATTAGTATGACGTTTATAGATGGCCTGGAAGAATGTAATCGAGGGCTGCCCGGAAAGGTAAATATCCTGGGCACCATATGCCACGAGTTGAGCTAGACCACCAGCCATAGTATATTATAGTATAACCAGAAAATTTAATTAGAAAATGCGAGACCTCCCAGGCCAGATGCAATCTTCAGGACATTGTAATTGACCGCGAACATCTGCTGACTTCTGGCGGCCGTTGCGACGACGCCCGATTTCAGAGATGCCACCGTCTCAATCTGGTTAATTCTAGAGAAATTGCATGTTCCGCTCGGCTGGAGCTGCTCGGGCTTGAGGGCAAAAGAATATACGTATATTCCCGGATAAGGGTTCCCGCTGTGATATTGGAAAGGCTGATACTGATTGTAGTATTTTCCGAGCTGAGGAGCCATACGCTGCTGACCATTGAATAAAAGTCCAAAACTGTATAGAGGTCCTACAGTTGTATAATCGTTGTCGCGGTATTCCTCGGCGCCATCCTCCGAAACGAATATGTTGGCCTCGACTGGACATCCGGCGTGTTCCATGAAAGTTACGGTCGAGCTTCCACAAGTAATATATCCACCATTTGCTCCCAGAATATTAGAAGTGAAATTCCATAGAGAATCGGGATTGTTGGCCGTGTCCTGATACTGATAACACCATACGAGTTCTTTGACCGGGTGATTGAAACTTAGTCTAATTGTTGAAGGCGCGAACTCGCCCGGAGAACTGATGGGATCGCCCTGAATGTGCTGAACTTGCTCAATCAGATACTCGTGTTTCTTGTTGGCAAACAGATCACGCTCGGCCGTGTCCAGATAGATGTAATTTGCCCATACAGAGAATGGGTTACTTCCGAAATATTGGCTATACTGTGAGCTCAAGGTGAAGTCCATGCGGACCTCGTGATACTGCAGGGCGATCAACGGAAGGGCCAGACCTGGATCCCGGTTGAAAAAGAAGAGCAAAGGTAAATAAACGTAAGATTTGGCCGCGTTGACCGTGTTATTCACTACTGGAGATGAAGCCATCTTTCCATAGACGTGCTTCTTCGTCTCACTCATAAATACTTCGGCATAAAGACGGAACCAGAGTTGATAATGACGGTCGATAAGCTGACCACCTATGTAGAGCTCGACCTGGCTAAAGGCTCTCTCGGCCACCCAGCACATGTCGACGCCATTCGCCCCGTTCGAAGACACCAGCGGGTTGTAGCTTGGCGTTCCCTGTTGGTTAGACTGGAGCACGACGAACATATCAGAGACGAGATCACCAGTCCGGCGAATAACCACCGACGTCAGCCCCCCCGAAGTCATGTTGCCGCTGACCGTCTGCTGGGACGTCTCCATCGCAAAGTTGGTGTGACGCTTGTAGCTCGATCTGAAAAGGGTAACCTGAGGCTGACCCGTTAAATAAACATCCTGGGCTCCGTAGGCCACGAGTTGCAACAGAGCTCCAGACATATATAGTATATTTACAAAAAAAAGTTCCGCGTTTTGGTCCCTTTTAGAATTTCTTTCAAGATTATACAAATGAGCTCTAGATCCCGTCAGCCTCCACCAGAAGATGAGGAACTCGAGATGGACGAGGACGAAGAATTCGAGGAGCCGGTTGATTTGTTCGAGGCCCTGGGGTCTCTGATGGCGACCGAAGAAGGGGAGACCATTCCTGTAATTTTGAACAAAATTGCACAGAGCATAGACATGAATAACAAGATTATGATCAAAGTTCTAGCGACTCTGAACAAGATGGTTCCGGCGCAGACGAACGCTTAAAAAAATCCACCTCTTTCATAATAACAGATGGCTGTCCACACTATCGAAAAGGAAATTACTCCCGAGCATGCAGAGGAGATCCGAAATGCCAATCACAATACTGAAATTAATTCTTGGGACATTGCCCAGATTGAAAATTGTATAAATTTTAATGAAAAAAAGGCGTATTTTCATATTCGTGCCAATCCTCTCGCGGCCGCCCAGGTATGGACCCGAGTCCTGTTTCCGGACGATCAGGAGCGAGACGCAGATGGATACCCCCAGGGATATGTAAATGAGAATATCAAAATTGTAAAGGACCGTTTCATTAATCATTGCAGGATGCTGATGACCCGAATCGACTCTCTCGAGGCGAGCAAAACGCCCAGCAAGGATATAAACGGAGATGAATTTACACTAGAATTTAGGGTCCGTCGA